AGCAGGAGCAGAAGAACCTTTCCCTCTGTCTTGCCATTCCAACCATACTTTTTCATACCCGCAGACAACAACGTTAATACCGTCCTGCCCAGAGTATGCTTTTTTACTCACTGAATTAAGAATCATTCCGGCTTTTGCGCCTTCAATTTCTTCTAACTCAGGAGACATTTGTGCCAAGACTTTTAGTCTTGGTGTTGCGATATCATCAGTTGTGATGGTATCAAGTCCTGTACCTGCGAACTGTTCGAGATTATCGAAATCCATAGCAGGTAACTTTTCGGTCTTTGTGGTGACCGCACCATTTGCTTTTGCGTTTGTCATTTTTTATTTTTCCTTGTTTATTTTTTTCGTTCGATCTTGACTTTTTTAAAAGTCCACACTNNCCCAAATTTTTCCTGGTCAGCCGATGACATCGAACCTTTTTCAATCAACTCATTAACCACTTTATCGAGTGTATTCCATGCAACGTCCAACTTATTACTAGGGTACAGACCACGGCCTTGTAACTCCGTCATAAGATTACTTGCATCAGAATCTTGTCCTTTACCAAAGATCAGTTCTACTTTGTTTTTAATAACATCTCCTAATCCGAATTGTCTTAGCTTATCATAACAATAATCTTCGTTCTCATCGGTGATGTTTGCTCTTAGTCGATCTTTGATTGATACCTTACTACCATCAGTTAAGGTAATAGCTGATACACCAGATCTCTCAAAGAAACTAGGTATCACTTCGTTTTCTAATTGGTACTCTCTGTCTTTAAGCTGCTTAATTTCAGCTTCTTTATTTTGGATTGCTTGACGAACATCATCGAGTTCATTACAAGCTTCACCGACGTCTTTTACATCTGACCTATCTAAATTATCAATCTTAGATTGCTCTAATGCTTTATCTAATAGACCCATTTTATTCTCCTTATTTTAATTCTATTGTTATAGGAATATATATAGCACTTTCCCTATCCCATTTCAAGACCTTAAAATTATTATTTGTAACTTTGGCAGCAACCGCACAAACAATGCCGATTAACACCGGATCACCCATCAATAATAAATAATCTTTTGATGTCATGTCTTTGAGTTTCTTTTCAACAGTAAAAATAAAAGGCAAAGAGTTTACTTGTATTTGCCAAGGGTTATCGAAAAGGATGTAGGGGGTACCAAATCTTTCACAATCTGATATGTCACGATAACCACCATTAGGTAATTTCGTATTTGTAGTCACATATACTTTATTCATTTTCTAAAATCTTTTTTATACTTAAACCTATCACATAAGGTATCTGAGGTACAACAGAATTACCTAAACATTTAAGACGGTGTACTCTGCCGGGTACCCCATGAGCCACTCGACCCACGTCGGGTTCAACTGACCACCAGGTGCTGACTCCTGATACGCTACTTCCGTCTCCAAGTATTTCTTGTGACGAAGCTTTGCCATGTTCTCTGTTAATCTCATGTTCATTCCTATTGCTGCCCTCGGAGTTGGCCACATCTTGACAGGGTTTGGACTCGATGCGTCCTTCACTGCGGTTATCAAATTGATCTGATGACTTTTCTCTCGTAAGTTCTTCTGACTTCTTGGTCCCCTCTGTCCGTCCCAAGCGTTGGGAGTCGGCCAAGTTAGCGATGATCCAGACTCTTTCTCTTTTGTGGTTTGCACCGATGCTAGAAGCTGAAATACTAAACGTCCTTGCGGAGTAACCTTCACTCTCCAAGTTCTCAAGTACGGTGTCGAGACCGAGTTTAATGTGTCCACTAACATTTTCTCCAATAACCCAAGTCGGCCTGACAGCTTGGATAATTCTAAGCATTTCCGGCCAGAGGTGTCGGTCATCTTGATCGCCTCGTCTGACCCCGGCAAGCGAGAAGGGCTGGCAGGGGTATCCCCCGACAACGATGTCAACCAATCCTCTAAATCTATCTGCGTCATTAGCTAACTCCCTAACGTCATCAATTATCTCTGTGTCAGGCCAATGCTTACGCAAAACCTTTTGTGCGTGTTTATCATACTCGCAAAACGCGACTGTCTCATAGCCACCCACCAGCTTTTCGCCAGCGTAACTGAAACCGCCAATGCCGCTGAATAGGTCAAGCATCCTAAGCATATCCTAATCCCTCGCCATCAAGTCACGGCACACCATAATGAAGTCAGGCCAAGACAGCGTCGCCGTGTAACGCCAGTCGTATGCCTCGGCTATGTCCTGAGCCGCGCTGGCGTCGCCCAGCATCACAAGCGCCTGAATCGGTATCCGCACCTGTGTCTGCTGGCGGTCGAGTTTATATATCAGGCAGGGCAGGGCGTCATTAGTATTGGCCGCAGACTTAGCCGCCGTGACTATCTGATCCCACCAATCATTTGACGGCGAAATTTTCGCATACCGCTTACACTCAATCAAAAACGGAAACGGCTTGTTATCCGCTGGCTCCAGATCGCTCAGATTCTTTTCCTGATATTGTGATAGCCGCCTGCGTAACTTCCTGCCTGTGGCCAGATCAATGAGCTTGCAGATTTCTCGCTCAAACGCTGCCCCCTTGGCTCGTCCCCCACCGGCACGCATCAGACCCGCCCCGCCTGATGATCCATAGTGGTCTGGATGTGGCGCTGGCGGATATTGCTCTCAAGCTGTTTGACCAGCAGCTCATCGGCAAGCGACGACTGTGACCTATGAGCCGACACACCCAGCTCGGCCTTCAGCATTTCGATGGTCGAGGCTCTGAGCCTCAACAAAACTGGTTTAATCTCTGACATTTAATATCACCCTAAAAATATGTTGCTATCGCTATTGACATACATTGATAGCAAGTCCATATTCATAAGGTAAGAGGGATAAATTAGGGAAATCAGCATGAAACAGATCAGAGTAGACCGCGTCAAACTCTGGTACGTTGTGAGCAATCCGTTCACGCGTCCAGTTGTCACCGGCCCAATCTTCGACAGGTATGACGCAATCGCGTTGGCTTGCAAGCGCACCGACAACAAGAGCCTCATCACGCACATATCGCGTGGCGAGGCTTGGGTCGGCGGTGAGGTTGTGTGTAGCGCGTACCGCCTACACATTAACGGCTGGACGGCGTTGGCACCGAAGACGCCCGACGAGCGATTAAAGAAACCATCAAAATATGGGAGATCGACATGATTAAAGACACAATTTGTATGCTGTTGCTAATGGCATTTGGCTTGGCGTTTTGCACAAACGCCGTGACCACTGAATATAACATGTGGGCGCTGATGGCTCGATTTGGGGGAGCAAACTGATGGAGATTATCACATTTGAAGACGCTAAGGCGCGTGGGTTGGTGCGATACTTCACTGGCAAGCCTTGTAAGCGCGGTCATGTGTGTGATCGCTATGTGTCAAGTTATCATTGCGTTGAGTGCGGTAAGGATCGGGACAAAGAATGGAAAAAAAACAATCCCGAAAAAAGAAGCGCCGTGCAGCGTGAATACGCTCAAAGGAATGAGGTTGCGGTAGCTGCTAAAAACAAACGTTGGTATGAAAACAATTTGCATAAATATGTTGAATATAGGGCAAAACAAACGCCAGAACAAAAAGCCGCGAGAGCAAAGAAAGCGAAAAAGTGGCGCTTAAATACCATTGAAAAGCGCAACGCTGTTTCCAAGGCTTGGAAGCAAAAAAATGCTGACAAAGTGCGAGTTAATACCGCTGTTCGACGGAAACGTGTTCGCGTGGCAAAGCCTTCTTGCATCAGTTACGAACTTATAAAGCCTTTTTATAAAAAAGCGCAAACGCTTACTAATAAGATTGGCGTCTTACATCACGTTGACCACATCATTCCGCTACAAGGCGAAAACATTTGTGGCCTTCATGTGCCGTGGAATTTGCAGGTAATCACGGCTGAAGAAAACCTGCGTAAATCTAACAAATGGGAGACTAACTAATGCCATTAATTATTAAACCAGCATCGTATAATCTTTACGTCATCGAAGGCGTCGAAGACGACGTGCCGTTTACCATCTGGAAGAACGCGAAGACAAACAGATGGACACACCCTCTGGCAAACAAGCGCGGGAGGGGAGCGTCTTTCAAGACGGTCAAAGAGGCACAAACCCACGCCTTTGAGTGCATAAAAAAGTGCGGAATGATTAAACCTGACGGAGCCGCAAAGCGGCATGACGGCGTGATAGCCCTTACAGAGGCTCAGGGCAACCTGTTCAAATTCATTAAGGGCAAGAAGGTTTGGCCGCTTAACTTTTTAAGTCGCCGATTTCACGGTGAAGAATATCACATCCGGCAGCAAATCGGTCAAATCAACAAGCACTATCACGTCGAAAAACACACTTGTGGGAATCGCGTAATGACAGAAAATGAAGTGAGGAGATCAACCAATGGTAGGAAAGAAAACACCCGACGACATCATAACCGCTTCGGTTATTCCGGTAATTATGAATATGTCGCCGTACAAAACCCCAAACGATCAGCTTGCCAAGGCACTAGCCTCAATCGAAGGCAAGCCTGATCCTGACCCATTCAACGGCAACGAAGCCTGTGATTGGGGTGATCGTTCCGAAGGCATGATCCTGACTGAGGCCGCTGAACGGCTCAACCTGACTGACCTGAGGCTGGAACACGACGCCGTCTTTCACG